ACGGGGGATCTTGCCGCAGGTTCCACGGTATTCCGCCGGTTTCGGCAGAATTTTCAATTCTCCCTGCTTTTCCCGTTTCAGTTTAACGGATCTACCGGCTTTACTGGAAGTTTTCTGGAAACTTTTTGTCCTGAAGGATCAGAAATGCTCGTTTTGACTCGAAAGCGTGATGAAAAAATCATGATCGGCGATGACATCGTTATTACGGTCGTCGAGATCCGTGGCGACAAAGTTCGTCTGGGGATCGAAGCTCCCAGAGATATCCGCGTCGATCGTGAGGAGGTCCGCGAAGACATCAAAAGGCGTGGCGTCGACAAGAAGCCAGCGAACACGACGTTCCGCGCCGCTAATGGCGAGGGTGCGGACTGATGTTTGTGACGCGAGACAACAGCCCTGTGATCTGGGAAGGAAAGCCCGATGCGAATGGGGATGTGTGGGAAGGCAAGTCGCGATGCGTTGTCGCACCGCTGTCATGGTTCCCAGATCTAAAACCGGGCGAGTTGCGAAGAGTTGAAATCAAAACGGCTGCGATGGCAGCGATCACTATTCCAAGTCTGAAGGAAGCAAGATGAAGCGACCGTACTACGAAGCACAGATCCGATTCCATCACGACCAGAAGTGGCAGAAATTGTCACGGTCGCGAACCGAACAGGAGGCACTCGACAGCCTTCGCAACATGCAAGGGATCATGCGGCTTAATGCTGCCGACTTCCGCATCCGTCCGCTGCCGGGGCAAATCGACAGACCAACTGTCCAGTGTTCAATCGCGGAAACACCGTCGCTGCGAGGCCGGTCTTACGTGTCTCTCTACAAAGACGCGAAGGAGCAACCTATTCCCGTCGCCGACATCGGGAAGCCGAAATCACAGCAGAAGTTGCGACGAATCCGCCGCCGTCAGTTTTCGTGAAAAACGAGAAGTTTCCAAAATTCTTCGTATTTCCTATGGATTTTTCATTGCAATTGTCGCGACAGAGACGATACTGATGTCGTCACGCAACACCACGAACGGAGACACCGCAATGATCGCGACCGCCAGCTTTGCCGAAACCCTGTTGAACGAAGAACGAACTGCCCGAGAAACTGACCGGATCTCCCATGATGCCGACATGAAGCAGTTGTGCGGCGAAGTTGCCGTTCTGCGTCGTCGCGTCGAGGAACTGACCGCCAAAGCGGAATCGCTCGAAAACGAACTGCCGTCGATCTGCCGCGAAATCGGCGATTGGATGGTGGATCAACTGACGATTTCCTGCGTCGGCGGTGAGTACGAATTCAGCCGTGCTCCAGTCGCGAATGTTGATGTCACCGGCGATCCGCTGATTGTCGCAAATTTCAATCACACCGCGAAGCTGAATGGCGATGACGGAGAAACTGTCGAACTGGAATTCTGCCTTGATCGCGTTGAGATGGTCAAAGGCCGACTGATGGCAACCTACGGCGTTGAATTCGCCTGAACGGAGTTGATTATGCGGCGAGATGAAATGGCCCCTGTGTGTCGCGAAGTGAATTCCCCGACACATAACCTCGAATACGAGCATCCTGCGTTTGGGTGCGTGACGGTCACGAACTGGACCGGCGGCGGCAAGGCTGTCCGCTTGTTTGGTTCCGACCTCGGGCATTCTGGCGGGGTAACACTGACATTCCACGAAGCCACTGCATTACGGGGGCTGTCAACAGATCGCCACCATGCAGGGGCCGTCCTTCTGGAAGTCGATATGTCGGAATCGCAATGGGCAAGGTTTGTTGCGAGTTCAGGTAAGGGATGCGGAACGCCAGTCACGATCACAGCCAAGCGAACCGGGGACATGGAGATTCCGCCACGCATCGCGGCACCTGAACTCTCAAAACGTGAAGTCCACGGCGAAGAAATGCGGAAGTCGCTTCACGAGAAACTGGAGAAAGCTCGGCAATGCACAGAAGCGATTGCCGCAATGCTGGATGGATCTGGATCAATCAGCAAGACGGCACTACGAGCGGTATACAAAGAATTGAACTTGGCGATCTCGCACCTGCCGGGAACGACCCAATTCATTTACGACACATTCGCCGAGCACACAGAAAAACTCGCAGATGACGCGAAACTCGAAATCGAGGCGTTTGTCGACAACCTTGCAACTCAACTCGGGATCGAGCAGTTGCGATTGATGGCTCCAGATGCTGGATCTGGAGTCGAAAAGCTGACCTCAAACTAGGGAATGCGAAATGGATTTCGCCCTATGGATCACTGCATACATCACCGCCGCTGCCGTCCTGACATGGATCGTCTGGAGCACGGAAATTGATCGGGCTTGGGTACTACCGATCGGACTGGCTGCGGCCTGCCTGATCGCATCGGCCAACAATCAGAATCTTGAACTGTGAGGAAATGATGGACGGAGAAATCTTAGAAACGGCGATCACGGCTGTTCGCGAGTATCCAGAGGTGAGGATCTCTGATCCCCGCACGATGCTGATGAATATGCCTGTGCAAGAGATGATTGTCGCGCAGGAAGAGTATGACGCTCGCCGGAAACAGTTTCGCGACTGGATTAAATCGAAGCTCATTCCGGGCGTGCACTTCGGATTTGCCCCCGGCTGCGAACCGAACATCAACGAACGTGGCGAGATTGGCATCTGGTCAAAGGGAGCGACCAAGTGGTATTCGCAGGATCAATGGACTGCGAAGCCGTCTCTCTTCAAAAGCGGGGCAGAGTTCATCACCGATCTGATGAATCTGGTCGCCGTATACACCGCCGACAAAAACGCATGGGAAATGCTCGGCTCCGCGCCGGGAGTGTTCGTGATTCGATGCCAGCTTTATCCGAAAGGCTCAATTCAGTCCCCCGAGAACATGATCGGCGAAGGTCTTGGATGCCGAAAAGTTGGCGAGAAAAACGGGAACGAGAACAATGCACTGAAGATGGCGCAGAAGTCCGCGATGGTCTGTGCGGTCCTGAACTCCTACGGGCTGTCAGACCTGTTCACGCAAGATATTGAGGATGGCGGTGTCGGTCGGGAACCCGCCAAGAATCCTCCGGCAAGACCAGCACCAAGAGTGGCCCCCCGAACTGCGGCATCTCGACCAGTGAACGGGCTGGCAACTGTCAACGAGCGATTCCAAAACCTGAAAGCTCGCTGGAAGGATGCCACGCTTTCCGATGGCGACACGCCTACCCCGGACCTGTGGCGTCAGTGGGTTGTCTCCCACACCGAATTGCCACCAGACGCGGCGCTGAAGCCGGAACTATGGACACCTGCGGACCTGAAGGCCGCTGAAGATGCAATGTTGAAAATCGAAGGACTTCCTCACTAATTAAGGAAATTGACCGTGAAACTGCTTTCTCTATCTGCTCACAACATCCAGAAAATCCGCGACATCAACTTCGACTTGGAAGGTCGAAACCTGTTTATCGTCGGCGGCAAGAACAAACAGGGGAAGACATCCGCCATCACATCGCTGCTGATGGCGATTTGCGGCAAGTCTGGCATGGACAGCTACCCGGAAGTCGCCTTGCGTGAGGGGGAAGATGAGGGATGGGTCAAGGTCGCGCTGACTGGGGATTCCGAGAATCTCCATGAAGACGTCGGCCTGATACTGGAACTAAAACTACTGCGGAAGCGTGGCGGGGCTGTTGTCGAGGAATTCCGCGTCCTTGATTCCGCCGGGGAAGAAGCTCCTGAACCTCGGACGCTGTTGAAACGCCTGTATCAACTCAAGGCTTTCGATCCGCTGGCGTTCGCACGGATGAAACCGGCTGATCGCAAGTCGCTTCTGGAAAAGCTGCTTGATCTCGACTTCACGGCGGAGCGGGAACAATACAAGCAACTGTTTGAACAGCGTACCGCCGTGAATCGTGATGCAAAAGCCGCAAAAGCTCGCTTCGACGGGATTGCGTTCTATCCTGATGTTGAGGAGCGGTCCGCAGTCGATCTAATGGCGGAGATCGACAAGGCCACGACGATCAACGCCGCAAACAACGAGCATCGCACGAAGCTGACGACAATTCGCAAGCAACGAGAGGCAACAGAGTCTTCGATGGCTGGCCTCAAGGAAGAGATTGATCGCCTTCAGAGAAAGCTGGAGAGCCTGAAGGCTGCGGCTGATGACTGGAAATCTCAAGAGGACGAACAAGCCAAGATTGTTGCCGGTCTGGCAGATCAAAACATCGCCCCGCTTCGCGCAAAGATCCAAACGATTGAAGCTGACAACGCCAAGGCCCGCAGCAACGCCAAGCGTAAGGAAGCACTGGATGAATACAACCGGCTTGAGAACAAATCCGCATCGCTTACGGAACAACTCGAATCGCTGGTCAACACACAGAAACAGAAGATCAAGGACGCCGAATTCCCGGTTGACGGAATGTCCGTTGACGAAAAAGGCATCCTGCTGAATGGCCTTCCGTTCGAGCAGGCCAGCCAAGCCGAGCAGATCATGGCGTCTGTTGACGTTGGAATCGCCTTGAACCCAACCCTCCGGCTGATGGTCTGCGAGAACGGAAACGATCTGGATGACGAAACGATCGCTGCCCTCGATGCGAAGCTGGAGGAAACCGACTTCCAGATGATCGTCGAACTCGCCACCCGATCCGCATTTGATGAATCGCTGTGCTCGGTAGTCATCAAAGATGGCAAAGTGGCGAAAACCAATCCCGTGAAAACCAAGAAGCCAGCCTCGTCTGGCCTGTTTGAAGGAGACGACGCCGATGTCGACAACGCTGCCGCTGTTTGATGAACCGGAAACCCCGGAATCGGAATCCACGACGGAACTCCGCATTGCGGATGAACCGATCGTAGTCCGCCGGTCGGAACTGGAGAACTACGCGAACTGCCCGCTTGCCGCGCGAATGGCAGGATCTGTCAGCAAGCTCGCTGAAGCCGGTGAGCAATGTCACCAGATCATCGCCGGGGCCATTCGCAAGTTTGTCACGACAAAAGGGCACATGAAGGCTCCCGACTTGGCCGATTTCATGATCCGTGGATCGTGGGAGGCAAGGGGCGACGTCAATCAGGAAACAGTTGACGCCATGCGTCCGGGGGCGTGGTCAATCGCTCGCTATATCTCCGAACTGCATTGGTCGAACATCCTTGCGTTTGACGGTGGGGAATTCGGCGAAGACGGCAAAAAGCTCACCGCCAGCTACACCTATGAGGATGAGGAGGGCTGCGCGTTCACGGAGGAAATAACCTGCTCCGGTCAGTTCGACGCCGATATCGACGTGCTGCACCCAATTACGGACGAGTTGCAGGCAATGCGATTGACGGCGGAATTCGACCTGCTGCATTCCGTCCGATACCCGAATCGTCTGCAACTGGTCGACTGGAAAACCGGACACGCCAAATGGACTGATGCGATGGTTGAATCATCGTTCCAGTTCCAGTTTTATGCCTATCTCGTTCTGGCATCGTTCCCCACGATGGACGCCGTTGACGTCATCATTTTCAACGTGCGACACAACACCAGAACGGCTGGTGTGCGATTCCTGCGGTCTGACATGGATCGCATCAGGGGCCGGATCGAAGAGGCATGCCGAACGTACCTGATGAATTACCTGATTCCGCTGGAACAGGTGGAAACTCGACCGAGCCGAGAGGGGTGCCAGTTCTGCGATCAGGCAGCGCGATGCACGGTATGCGACTGGGACATTCACGATACGGCAGCAGATCCGCCTCGTGCCCTGCGACACCTGATCGTGTTGGAACAGGCAGTAAAATGCCGCAAGACCGGACTGAACGCGGAATGCAAAAAATCAGGCGATGATATCCAGTCCGGAAACGACAAGTACGGAATGAAGAAACCACGTTCCCGGATCGTTCCGGGGTTTTACTCTGCATCAGCCTCAATTGAAGACGGCGGAGAAGAATAATGCCAACAACGATTTCCTGCGGTATCGAACTGCCAATCTTGAAGGATCTCGGCGAAGGATTCTTTCTGGCCGCTCACAAAGGCGGGCCAGTGATCTGCACGGAATCCACCCTCTCTACGCTGGAATTCTGCGGTTACGAGCCAGATTTCACCGTGGATGGCGAGGAAGATCCGTTGACGCTCACTGAACTCAAGAGCTTGTATCCGTTCGACATAGACAAGGCGGAATTCGATGATGGCGGCATTCCGTTCAGAATCCGAGTAAACGCGATTCGAGCATATGTCGAATTGTCATGGCCATTGAAACCTGCGTAAATTTCTGGCAGTTGCCGAAAAACTTCCGATCCGTATCGGTTTTCCTGCGTATCATTGATTGTCAGATACGTCACAACTTTCAGGAGGTGTCAAGTGTTCCAGTTCGTTTGCTACGGTGCCGCGTTGTTCACGGCGGTCTGCATTGCGTTGATCATCGGCTCCATCTGTATGGTGAAGGACATCAAAAAACCGAGCGACGATCCGCCATGCTGCGGTTCCTGCTGCCCGAGTGATGGACCCCAGTTCTATGCCTATGGGCGTTTTCTTTTGGATCGTCAACGACCGTACTCATGCGCACCATTCCTCAGTAATGCACGAGCGTTATCAGCGGCGGGTCAGTGCAACAGACACCCCGGATATGACGAATCATTGATTTGGGTTTCTCGCAGCGTACACGACGACTTCCGGTATCAGCTTCACGGTGAGGCCATCGGGACCGGCTGTCTTGCTTGAATCCATCTAGGCCCGCGCCAGCGATACAGTTTCGCTGGAGTGTAACACGTTTTTTGTTGTAAAGGTCTGCTTCATGCTATTCCCTCAGAACACAGTTTTTAGGGCGACATGACCGAAGCGGAGAACAACGAGACGGGCGACCCTGTGACTTTGGGGACCAACGACTCCCAAATTCCAGCGGGCCTTTTGATTTCCCCGTGGGATCGGCTGGTGATGGAACCATTCCGTGCCGGTCACCGACAATTGAACGCTGGGGACGTGATCGAGTTTTTCGGCCAGACGCCAGAACGTCGCGGCGAAGTATTGATTGGAATCGGCGACTTCGCAGTGTGGGCTTCGGCTGCGGATGTTGCCGGGAAATCGAGGGGGCGGGTGAAGTATCTCCCGTCGTTTGATGTGACTTTGAAGGGACGGGTTGATGTCAGACCGGATTACGACAACATTGAAGATCCACGGGGGAAAAAGTTATCTGGCGAAAAAGATCGTCGCGACGATGCCGCCTCGCAAGTCACCGGAGCATCCTGATGGCTACATCCACTACGTTGAGCCGTATTTCGGTGGCGGTTCCGTTCTGCTGGCCAACGATCCGGAAGGGATCAGCGAGGCTGTCAGTGACGTCAATTTGTCGCTGACGAATTTCTGGCGAGTGATTGCCAATACTGAGTCTTTTGAGAAGTTCCGCCGAATGGTCGAGGCCATGCCGTTCTCTGAGCACGAATACGCCATGTGCTCTGAACTGGAATTGATGTTCGATCGAATCGCCAAGTATTGCGACAAAAACGAAATCGGGCCGGACCACATTATGGCCGTTGCATTTTTCGTGTCCTGTCGCCAGTCCCTTGCCGGTCGAATGAAGGGCTTCACGGGGATCACAAAAACCCGAACACGGCGCGGAATGAATAACGAAGTCTCTGCGTGGCTCTCGGCTGTCGAGGGGCTTCCCGCCGTTCACGAACGCATGATGCGGGTTTTGATTCTGAATCGCGATGGCATCCGTACCATCGAATCGCAGGACGGACCCGGAACTCTGATCGTGTGTGACCCGCCGTACCTTCACGAAACCCGTGAGACAACCGGCGAATACAAGCACGAAATGAGTCGTGACGACCACGTCATGTTGTTGGAAACGCTCGCCGGGATCAAGGGGCGATTCATGCTCTGCGGATATCCGAGCGATCTGTACGAAGAATTTGAGCGGAAACACAACTGGTGTCATGTCGATTTCCCGACGCCAAACCATGCCAGCGGGGCAAAGAAGAAAAAGATCATGACGGAGCGGCTGTGGATGAACTACGGCGAAAACGGGGAGAGATTGTAATGGAACGAGAGTTTGATCGGAACCCAGTGGACGATTGGCCGATTTTGGACTGCGTGTCGAATCTTTGGATGGCGAGGGGGAAGTAAAATGAACCGTGAGCACTACAGGAAAAGCCCGATATTCGGGACGGACATGACAAAACCAGCATCCGTGTTGACGGAAGACATCCGCAACAAACTTATTGAAGCACGCAATATCATCAGTGACATCAAGCGTGGTTTCGGATGGGAAGATCGGTTTAATGACGTCGAAGGGCTGATAAACTGCGGCCTGTCGACGCTATATGGAATCCGTCAGGAAATCGCCGACGTTGAGATCAGGTGCGACGACGAGAGATTCGGTGCGTCGATTCGTTTTGCATGCCGTGGAATCGGAACCGACGGCTGCCCCGGATGCTTTGTGTGCGGCGGTGACGCAGGGTCGATGGCAAACATCGCCGCGTTCGTCGGAAGCAAGGAAGACGGCGAAACTGCGGTGAAGTGGTTTCAGGGTCTTGCCCGGCTCGACTTCCGTCCATCTCAGCCGAATTGGATTCAAGTCAAAGTCGGGGCGTGTGAAAAACATGAATCCGCGTTGCCGAAGCTGTCAGAACTGACGTCGGTGCATGGCGTTCTGCGCGAGGTGATGATTCATGCGGTCGTCGCGGGGTGCAACATCGATGAGGGGACCGCAACGTGACTCCGAAGCAAATAGAGTTTCTCACGACATTCAACGGCGGCGCGTATGGGTGCCCAGTCGGCACGGCTTCATTCAACATCTTCCATGAGGTTCGCCATCCGCAGGCCAAACAGTGGGCGATCGAAGGGGTTCGTGACGGTCTGTTGCTTCCAACCGATCCGATGCCCGCTGTTGGCGATGACGGCGAATACGACAGAAAGTTTTTTTTCATCGACATGGAATTGACCGCCAAGGGCTGTGAGGTCTGCGGCCTTCCTCCCCCGATGCGATTGAACCCTGTTGTTGTGGAAGAACCGAAGGCCAAGAAAAAGAAGCCCGTCCGACAACCGACTGCGGACCTGTTTGGAGATGACGATGAGTGAGCCGCGTACATTCTCGATTCGAGACACGACAATCCGCATTAGCTGCGAAGCTGACGGCGAGCCGGAGAAGGTTTTCAAACGAGTCCAGTTGCTGCTTCGCGGCAACGGATTCACAGTCGAAAAAGACCCGCGAATTGAAAAAAACTACAAATCACTCAGCAAGTATCACCGTGTCGCAAATCACGGCGAACTGAAGTGTAAGATTGAATACTCTAGAATTTGTGTCGAAGTCGAGTTCTACCAGAGCATTGTTTTCGAAAATCCGAACGGCGGCGAGTACGACTTCGACAAGCTCAAGAAAATGCCGTATCTGATTCGGCTGAGATTTCAGTGGACCGTCGAAAAGTTCCGGGAACACCTCGGCAAGCACGGTTTCACTGAGGAACTGCCATCTCCGAGATACACCGAAGACCCGCTAGCGGCTTTTAACGACGATTGGGCAATGGGCTACGAGCGAAAGCATGGAGTCCTGCGATTCAATCGAGGTCCAGATGGATGGCCGAGCGAGGACGTTCTTCGGTCGTGGCATCGGACTGACGCAGATGGCGTTGTCGTCAACAGCGGCCAGACGCGGTACTGCATCGTTCGCGGTCGACCGTTTCGCTGCAAGGTGTATGGCGGTATCAACGGGATGTGGATTTGCGTCTATGGCCCCGGCCCATCAGACCTTACTTCGGTACACGCCAGTAGTCTTTACTCGATCCTTCCATGTCGAGGCCGATTCATGAGCGAGTACGACAGAGGACGTCGCATGAAATCGGCGTTACAGAAAGCGTTGGACGCGGAGAACTACCTTCGCGCTCATGCCATCAAATCCGCTATCGAGAAGTCGCAACCAAAACGCAAGGAAGTGAGTTTGCCACAATGAGTGATCTCATCAGAATCGAACCGCAGCCCGACATGAAGCCGTTTCGCATCAACTTCCAAAATCGTGGGCCTGAATACTGGTACAACGAGCGGAGACTGTTCCGCGAACGTGGTCGCGGCCCGATGTTCATCGACTGGAAGTGTCCGTTCGGAGTGAACGGTGAGCCGACGTTTGTTGACGGGGTTTGGTACTGGAAAAGAACCGGCACTGATCCACAACAGGAAGTTTCCCCGAAACTTCTTGACGCCAAATCGGAAGCCACGTAAGATCGTCGCAATGAAAAGCTGTAGCCACACATCAGAACAGGAATCAACCGCTTAGGCGGATTACGCGCCGCATTGCATGGTTACAGCTTGCAATGTCGGCGTTTTGTTTTTAGGGAGTCGAATGAAGCCTGTCAAGCAAACAGTATTGACGGACCGAGACGCAAATCCTCCAATCATCGGAAACTGCTTCCAAGCCTGTGTTGCAAGTATTTTGGAGCTTCCAATTTGCGAAGTCCCTCATTTCTGCGACTGCAATAGTTGGCCGATGAATTTTCATCGCTGGCTGGAAGCTCGCGGATTGACATCGGTGCAGTTCTCTCAGCAGGACTTGGATGGTCGCTCTGAGTTCTGGGGATACCACATTATTGCCGGGCCGTCACCGCGACATGGTCGGCATGGCGTCATCGGCTACAACGGTGAAATCGTATTCGACCCGCATCCATCAAACAAAGGGCTATTGCCGGGCGATTGGGTTTACATCTTCATTTTCGAGAAGCGTCGTAAATCCACGACCGGATTGATTCCGCAAGAACGAGAACAGGCGATTTCTCTGGCGAATCGTGTACTCGATCGACCCGGAGAAGACCTCGATAGCGATCTGTCGATGCTGTCTCGCCAATTCCTTCGAGCTATTGAACGCGAAAGGAATCAAGTTGACGCCTGATGAAAAACGACTGCTTCCACCCCCGGAAATCATCGGCGAGGTGCGAAGCCACAACAAGCTCTGGAAACGCGACGGGAAACGACATCTGACGTGGTACATCGACATCCGGATGCCAGACGGCGTTCAGAGGCGATTGCACGCCAGTTCGCGCGGGGTTCTCCGGAAACGGCTGCTCTACTTCAAGACGCTTGACCGGCTTCTGATCAACTCTCTGATTCCTCCGGGGCCAGCACAGACACCGAAATCGGAAAAGACGCTGGCTAGGCTCCGGAAGCGAACTGAGGCGAAAAACCTGAAGCGAGCCAAGAAGTCGGAACCGCAGAAACGAAGCGGGTGGAAAGAGGTTACGGAAAGCACAGCACCTCCACACCTGACGTTGATGGATCTCATGAAGCGACGGCGAGAGGCCGCGAAGGGGGCGAAATGAGTGAGATAAAAGCGATTGAGACAATTTACAACGGATACAAATTCAGGAGTCGGCTGGAAGCGAGATGGGCCGTGTTCTTCGACAACTTTGGGATCAAGTACGAATACGAACCAGAGGGGTTTGAAGGAGACGGGTGGCGGTATCTTCCCGATTTCTACCTCCCTCAACATTTCTGTTTCGCGGAGATTAAGTCAGAGCGGTTCACAAGTGCGGAAATCAAAAAATGTCTGGACTTCGCGCTTGATGGCGACAAAAGCGTTGTGGTGTTCATTGGATACCCAGACCAATTCCATTCATTCATTTTCAATAGAATTTACAGTGAGCCGTGGGTCATCTTCAAGGAGGAATGGGATCAAGACGCAGTCGAACGCGCATTAGAAGGGACCGCTGGGGCCTTCAGCGACGATCTTCTGGCAACTCGTTGCCTAACCGGAAACTCAAGGGAGGTTCATTTCGCGGAGTCAATCGTTACCGGAACGCCACTGCTGGTCCCAAGTAACACATCTAACGCATACTCGCGAATGCGAGAAGCGGCAAGGATCGCCAAACAGGCGAGATTCGAGTTCGGTCAGACTCCAGCGAAGCCACGGGGGACATGACATGGCCGGAGACTGGATAAAACTCCATCGCTGCATTGGGGAGAGCGGCCTGTTTGCGGATGACTGGCTAACCAGACTTTGGATCTGGTGCCTCATCCGAGCGAACTATGGCCCGCAGACATTCTACGGCGCGACGATTCAAGCCGGTGAGTTCGTCACCAGCATGGAGAATGCCGCAGAGGTTTTAGGCAAAAGCAAGTCCACTGTCTGGCGAGGATTGCAGAAGCTAGCTTCGAACGACTACCACTGCATTGAACTCCGGCTCCTTATGAATGCGAAACGGAAGTTCACAGTCATAACCATATGCAACTGGGCTACTTACCAATCCAGCGAATCACAGCCTGAAACGGGAGCGGAACAAAACAGGAACGAGAGCGGAATCGCGGCGGAACAGATAGAAGAAAGAAAGAAAGAAAGAAAGAAAGAAGAAAACAAAGAACCCCCTAACCCCCAAGGGGGGAAATCCTCGGTGGTGACTGCGGACTCATTGAAATACCCCGATGGACTAGACACTCCAGAAGTTCGACAAGCGGTCGAGCAATGGTTGGCGCATAAAAAGGCACGCCGCGAGACCTACAAGACCCTAGCGTCTGCACAATACATCTGGCGAACTGCCGACTGGGCATCACTTGGCCCAGATGCGTTCATCGCAGCCGTGTGGCGATCCATCGGGAATAACTACCAAGGCATTTTCCCGGACAAGAGCTTCCAGTCGAAGCAGAAAGCACCCCTGAAAACTGACAACGGAGAATCGTTAGATGCCTACTTCGATAAACTTGCCGCCGAATGATTCCCCAGAAGGATGGAGACGGCTCCCGCCTGTCGGTTACGAGGATCTGGACGAGTCGCGAGTGAATTCTGAACTTATCAAGACAATGCGAGAAGCCTGTCAGAAACGTGAATTCCCGATTTACCTTTTCGGTGGCCCCGGAGTCGGAAAATCTTACGCTGCCGCGCTCGTGTTCTGCCGTTGGCACGGAAGCCGAGTCACGATGGTCCGATACAGCGAGTTGTTGACTGACTGCGCTCGCGCTGACTTCGAGGGTTGTGTCGACTCCATTGCCTCAAATGGAACCCCGTTTCAGATGACAACCAAGGGCTGGTGGCGGTGGCTGGAGGAAGTCGACTTGTTGATTATCGACGAAGTCGGAACTGGCATCTCCAGCGATCCACGTCTGGAGTGGTTTCGCCGGGTTTTGGAGTGCAGGAAGGGGAAACCATTGCTGATGACTGGAAACCTGACTGTTGACGAAGTGAAGTCGCAGTTGACGAACCGGATTTCGTCGCGAGTCTGCTCTGGCCGAATGATTCGTGTTGATGGCTGTGATCTCAGGACTGATGGGGCTACGCAACGCATGACGGTCATCAAGACCAACACAAAGGACAAAAAGTGAACGGAATCGACCTGCCTCCTCAGAATCTGGTCGCCGAACGATCGGTGATCGGTTCTATTCTGCTCGACAACAGGTGTTTCGATGACATCAGCGAAAAGCTGAAACCGCATCATTTCTACAGCGATGTTCATGCAGAGATGTATGCGGTCATCGGGACGATGCTGAATTCTGGAGGCGGTGTCGATACGGTTACGCTTGCCGACAGGCTGGATGAACTCAACGTCTTGCAAGACTATGGGGGCGTCCCATACATCATTGAGTTGCTGGAATCTGTCCCACACTCCGCTCACGTCGAGCACTACGCCGCGATTGTCCGGGACCGTCACGATCTCCGGGAATTGCAGTCGATCTGCCAGAAGACGCTACGGGCGATTGCCGGGGAAACCGGCGATTCTCGGGAGTCGATCGACGCGCACGAACTGGCGGTCAGCCGTCTCGGTGATATGCGGATTTCCGACGGGACCGACACCAGCATCAAATCCATTCTGGTGGAGACCCTACAGAAGCTCGACGATCGCGTTAAAAACCCAAGCGGGATTGTCGGAATTGCGACCGGGATCACTGGATTCGACCAGTTGACAACCGGGCTGCGGCCATCTGAGTTGATTATCCTTGCGGCGCGTCCGTCGATGGGCAAGACGGCGCTTGTCTGTAATCTTGCCGATCATATGGCCAATGAGGACGCCAAGGGGGCGACGATCTTCTTTTCGCTGGAGCAGTCTCGGACCGAGTTGTCGGAACGCTTCCTTTCCATTCGGTCGAGAGTCAACGGGCAGTCGATCCGGAAGGGGCGACTTGAAGTTGATGAGTTGCACGCAGTTCATCAGGCGTCGCGGGATATGTCCGACATCAACCTGCTGCACATCGATGACAAGCCGAATCGTTCAATTGCTGATATGCGGTCGATCGCACGAAACATCAAGCGAAAACAGGGGTTGGCGTGCATCATCGTTGATTATCTTCAACTGGTGGAACCGGAGGACAAAAAAGGGACTCGCGAAAACCAAGTGTCCGCAATCGCCCGTGGGCTGAAGTGTCTGGCGAAGGAACATGAGATCCCGGTTATCGCGCTGTCACAATTGAATCGTGGGGTTGAGCTTCGTGACGACAAACGTCCACGGCTGGCAGATTTACGAGAATCTGGGGCCATCGAACAGGACGCCGATATCGTGACATTCCTTCATCGGCCAGATGCCTACAACCCTGACGATCAGCCGGGCCTTGCTGAATGGATCGTAGCCAAGCATCGTGCCGGGCCAACCGACATCATCAAGATGCGGTGGAACAAGACGGTGATGCGGTTTGAGGATTGGGTGGAGCCTGCCGACGAATCAAATTCGCAACAATTTTGAGAAGTTTCTAAAAAACTTCTGATCTGAGTCGGTTTGGTCACGTAAGATAGATTTGTTCGGTTGTCTCAATCCAGCGAGGGAAAAATGAAAGCTACAGTCAAGCCGCCGCAGTTCATGCGGTTGCAGGGGTTGCCGGGGGCCAGACGGGTCGTCAAGGCGGTGTACGTTCGCAGCGTGACGGATGCCGTGCGATGGCTTCGCAAAAGGAAGTCCATCACATCATCCGGTGCCAGCGGTTCGATATCCGTGTTTTACACAACAAAAGGCGAGATCGTCGCCATGTTTGATCGATTCAAGGTGACGTTGAACTCGACGCCATGCAAATCGGTCGCCGCTGCGTATCGGTGGCTGCAAGAGTTCTGGCCTGCTCTTGGGCGTGATTGATTCAGGAAAGAGATGACATGGAAGACGTGAATAATTTCGGGTGCGTGAATAGCACGATCAGATTGCGGTCCGGTCGGTATTTCGACCTCGCCAATCCAGATCCGGCAACGATCGACATTAACGATATCGCAGGGGCGTTATCGAAGATTCCGCGATTTGGTGGCCATGCCGACGCGAGCTTCGCGATGAAGTTTCGCGGGGAATCCAACTTTTTTGAGCGGTTCTACTCCGTCGCCGAGCACTCGGCTCAGTGTGCATCTCAGGCTCATGAAGATGGCCTTTCTGCTGACTGCATTCGGGCCGTCTTCCTTCATGACGCCACGGAAGCGTTCGTTGGTGACATGGTCCGCCCGCTGAAGTGCATGATTCCGCAGTTTCGCGATATCGAGAGTCGCGTCAATGACGCCATCGCGGCGGCGTTTGGTGTCGACTTCTCGCGATGGAATGCCGAGATCAAGGAAATCGACAACGCGATGGTCATCGCGGAGCGAAACGCCTTGTTTACGCCGGATTCCGTCAAGTGGCACGGCGAGGATACATGCCGTGCGCTGACTGTCGATTTCGGGTTTTGGTTGCCTGAAAAGGCGGAGCGTACCTTCCTTTTTGTTTTCAAGCAGCTTTTCAGGGATCGCTAAATGTCCAAAGTCGATTTCATCGTCGGGTACACATCCGATCGTCTGTCTGCTCCGGTTCATGCGGTCCCGGCAATTCTCAGTGAAAAGAAGCTGGGGGATGACGGTGCAGTACGAATCGAGGCCGAGCACCACGGGAAGTCTCTGTGCGGTCGTGGCGTATCCGACATCATGCCGCGAGTGACGTTTGGCACCGCCATTTTCGAGCGTGGTGACTGCGAGCAGCCCGCGTTTGCGATCTGTACGGCGTGTGAGGAAGAGTTTGAGCGTCGGCGGGCAACGTGACCGCCGCGAGTTTTAATACGGGGAGATTGCTGTGGCTAAGAAAAAGAAAGAAGACGTGCAGAACGATGCCATTCCAACATCGTTCTACAAGGGCGGCAAGGGGCATTTCGCCAGAAATGTCGGAGAGTTGAAGGCGTTACTCGACTTGCTTCCGGACGATCTCGGGCTGTCGCTTTTTAATGAAGGCGGTTTGCGAATTGC